CAGTTGAGCCTAACTCGCCTTGAATACCAGTTGCACCGGTAGCACCGTCACCGCCAATTGGTCCAGTTGAACCAGTAGCACCGTCTGGACCGGTAGCACCGTCTGCTCCGGTTGCACCTGTAGCACCTAATCCAGTTGATCCTTGCGGACCAGTTGCACCTGTAGCACCTCGGAGTCCGGTAGCACCAGTAGCACCAAAGTTACCTGTAGCACCTGTTGATCCTAACGGACCAGTTGCACCTGTTGTACCTAAGTCGCCAGTCGGTCCTTGAATGCCAGTAGCACCAGTTGCACCAAAATTGCCAGTAGCCCCAGTTCCGCCAACTGGTCCAGTAGCACCCGGACTGCCTATACCAGTTGCACCTGTAGTTCCTTGTCCAGTAGCACCAGTTGCACCTGCACCGCCAAATGGTGCACCTGCACTCCAGTTACCATCTCCGTTTTGTTTAATGTATAATGTTCCGGTACCTAGTTCTAAAAATGCAAAACCAAACGGACGATCATCATATTGACTTCGTTCGTCGTACGGAGTTGGCCAATACCCTACAGCATCAATAACAAATGGCTGACCAATTTCCCCTGTTGCACCTGTAGCACCTTCGCCTGTAGCACCAGTTGAACCAATTGGTCCAGTTGAACCCGTACCGCCTTGACCTGCAAATGTTCCAGCAATACCAGTAGCACCTTGGGGTCCTGTAGAACCTGTTGATCCTTGAGCACCAGTTGCACCTGTACCGCCTTGGCCGGGAATACCTTGTTGACCAGTGGAACCAGTACCGCCTTGGAATGCTGCTATTCCGGGAATACCCTGGAGACCGGTTGCACCTTGTTCACCGGTTGCACCTTGGGCACCTGTAGAACCAGTAGCACCGCTACCAGTAGCACCTGCACTACCTGTAGCACCTGCACTACCAGCAGGCCCTTGACTTCCGGTTGCACCAGTTGCACCCATAAATGCAGCAGTACCTGGGATACCTTGCGGACCAGTAGCACCAGTTCCTCCGGGATAGCCAATATCACCTTTTGGACCAGTAGATCCAGTTGAACCACCTTGCCCCGTAGCACCAGTTGATCCGCTGCCTGTGGCACCTCGTAGACCAATCGGTCCAGTGGCTCCGCTAGCACCTACCGCAGTTTCTCTACTAAAAAATGTTCCTAATGTTTCTACAGTTACATAGTATGTTTGTCTGGTAGAAGTATCCGCTACTGGTATCAGAACAGCATTGGTTAGTGTGTTTAACGGTGGTAAATTACTTATTGTGCTCATCTTTTATTCAACTAGTAGTGCGTTTCCATCAGAGTCAGTAATAATGATACCGTCTGGACCAGCCAGCACATTTAATGGTTGTACATCATCAACATTCTTAATTGGGAACTTGAGATATTTATCGCCACTGTAATCTAGTGTTTGATCAATAATTAATCTATCAACTTCGAAATCAATTAACTTAAAGTCAAATCCATTAAGCTCAATCTTTCTTTTAATTTTATAGCCTTCGCCGGGTAATGCATAACAAATTGGCATCGCTTTAATAAATCCTAAAGGTGCTCCAGTTGCCTGTTGAATAGTACTCATAAATCTAGGACGTAAATATTCGTCTACTTTAATAGTTTCGCCGTATATTTGAACGCTTTCTAGACTCTTTTGCCAGTTTTCAACGCTATTACTGTATAAATTAACCAGTCCCTGATTAATCAAGAAACTGATATTATCCGGACTTTTCCCTAATGTATTACTTTGGCTGTCAATAATGTCAACGTAGACAAAGTCGTAAACATAATTTCCTTGAGCGTCTTCTGCAGGAATTGTCTTGACATCTCCAAAATAGAATCTCTTATTGTAGAAATAATTCTGTAGCCCTAAAACGTATTCAGCTAAGTTTAATCGCTCAATGCCGTACTCTAAAGTCATTCGAATATCTTTTTGTAGCCCGAATGCTGGATCCGATGGTCGGTATAATACCTTTGGATCGAATACATCTCTATTGTTAATAAAATCTCTATAGACTTTTCTTCTATGTCGTGCCATGAACGGTCTCATGTACACGCTGCTAAACGGAGTTGGATCGTTGTCTCCAATAAGAATTGTAAACTCTTGATCAATTGTTGCCAGTCGATAGGCATTAGTAGCTTCTACTGTAAACGTATATGCACGGTCAAATGTAGTTCCGCCACCATCGATGGTAAATTCTGTAGGTTGGTAGTAATCAACTTCAGTAGTTCCACCATAAGGAATTTTCCCCACAATACTTCCGTCATTCTTAAATTCTAAACCTGCAGGTAATTCACCTTGTACAAATCTGTATTGAATTCCTAAGTCGGGTAAATTTTCATGTTGTGCTACTACTGATAGCTCACTTTGATATCCTGCTGCAATTGTTCCTACGGTAGAGGTAGTAATCCATTGTAAATCAGTGTTTACACTGCCTTGTAGTCTTAATTGAAATACTCTATCGCTTTTACTTTGATCTCCGGTCTTAGGATCAGTTTTAATCATCCTAATAGTAAATTTGTAATCTTCACTATATGCAGGTATGTACGGAATTTGTCCGTATAGGTCTCCAGACGTTTCATTTAAATTAAATCCGGGCGGCTTTTGACTCTCACTTCCAACGAATAGAATAGTATTATCTGGAATGTCGTCTCTTAGTGTAGTGTCATATACTACCGTATCGCCTACAAGTACTGGACTATGTTTAATACCAACTACACAAGTTGAAGTAGTTCCTGTCACTGAACTGATTGTATAAGTAGTATCGTATATTGCATCGGGCACATATGTGTCCAATCTAAGCAATTGTCCAACTTGAGGCAAGCTAGACAAGCTCTTTAAATGCACCTCACTCATACCAGCACGGTTATACTTAGGTAAGAAGTCTGCACTTTCCCAATCCGTTCCGTTCCACACATAGCTAACAGTTTCATCTACTACATTGTACAAATCACCGATGGTATTAACTAACGGTAACTCAGCAAACGTATCAACTACACCTCTTACAGTTACAGGTAAGCCACTTGGTCCTGTATTGTACTGAGTATCAGCAATAGCTCGTACTTCCGGATTTACACTAATATTATCCCAGATCCAATTAACTGCACCTAGTTCAGGGTGCGGATCATATGTTTGTATTCTAACAATTTGATAGTTCGCGGCACGACGAATACCCAAGTTCGCCGGACTTAGCCAAGCAGGTGCATACAAGTAACTGTCGCCTGCTTGAAAACATCTTGCATCTGCTGAAATATACCCAGTGTCTGCACGTAAGCTGTTTACATCAACAACTTGCAATTTAAATAATTTACGACTGCTATTAAAACTGTCAGTGGCAGTTACATAGAATTGATAAATTTTCTTAATGTATTTTGGACGATTAGTTTTATTTTCAATAATGAAAGCACTATCATACGGATAACGGTCATATTTTTCAGTGTCGTATCCGTTGCCTGAAACTCCAACCGGCTCTTCTTGCACAGTTATTTCATCAATAACGCCAGTTAATCTACCGTCTTCAGTTAATTTAATCCCTTTGGGTAGTTGCCCGTCTCCGTCTGCAATGTAATATCTTAGTTTCATATTTTCAAACAAGACATTAGCTACAGCAGACAATTGATAATCTACAATATGTTCGTTTACTGCAAAACACTCACCACTGGTTCCTACTGCTAGGAATCCGCTAGGAGTTACCCATACTGGATCTTGATTGCTAGTTACATCTACTGAAAACGTACGGTCAGCTACACCCTGTGCATTTTTTGCACGAACTACAAATTGACTTCTAATTGTAGAAGGCACGCTCATAGGGTTTCCAATAATAAACCCAGTTGTAGTAGTCGACGTAGCAGTAGTTACTAATTGTAAAACCATTCCGTCCGGAAGCTTCCCGCTTATAACACTGAATGTAGATCCAGTGCCTTCAACTGAAAATGGTATATTAATAGCAGTTCGTTCTGTTAACGTGCCCAGGAACCCCGCATTGGTAATCCATACTGGTGCTGTCATATTATAACCTAAACAAACTTACTTGAGCACGCCAAGAAATTACATTAGTAGCAGTTAGTCCGGAAACATTATAGGCCTGTACTCTCACTCGATTGTCATAGATTGATGTATCTACAATGTCCCAGTTGGCATTATTGGTGCTACCGTTTTCAAATAAGCTCACAATTCCTGTACCTAACACATGACTGGTAGTGCTATTCCAGGTTACCATATAGCTACTTCCGGAATCCTGTGTATCAGTAGTTTGGTTCTCTGCTAGAATATCTATGCTAGCACCTCTATATATTCTTTTATCAAATTCAAAAAGTTGCACAGCCGTAGAGTTGTCGCCCGGTAAGGTAAATGTGCCACCAAATGATTGTAGTTCAATTGCAGGCACTTCACCACTATCGCTGATAACAACAGATGACGTACTGGAACTTTGAACTTGTGAAAAGTTTTGATTAATTTTGTGGAATGCTACTCGGAGACTATCACCGTCTCCTTTGTTTGCACTTGTTCCAGTGTTGATGTATTGTAATGCCATTAAATTCTCCCTACTACAACTTCAATGACGCCAATTGTTTGACTATCATAATCTTCTAATGCTTTGCCAATTACTGAACCCATTGCAGGATTCTTTTCAGCAGTTGCAACACCCGGAGCACCACTAGAAATTAACATATCGCCTTTGCGTACTTTACCTACAACTTTACATGGAACACGACCAGTAAGTGCAATAAAGACGCCACCTTCTAGTTCGGCATTCATTTTGAACGCCGGATTAGTTGCAACCACGCCGGCGATCCTGCGGTCCATGAATTCTACCGCAGCAGTAACTTCTTTTGCACCGCCAAATACTACAACAGTACCTGGCTCATAATGTGCATCTGGCAAATATTTTTCTGCCAAGTCACCGTATTTTGCATAGTAAGCAGTGCCATAAACTGTTCCAAACAAGTTATCACTTTGACCAATGTCGCCAGTTCCGTTAGTGCCGCTCTTTGTGATGCTCGGAACAGTCGGAGTACCGGTTATGTTACCGCTAAATGTTGCAGTAACGGTCCCTGCACTAAAATTGCCACTACCGTCTCTAAAGACCAGTGTACTTGCACTATTAGAACTTGTACCGTTTGAAGTAACGGTGAATGTTTGAGTTTCTCCTGTTGTGCTACCGCTTAGACCATATCCGCTAGTTGCACCAGTAGATACATAATCTCCAGTTGTATCAGTACCTAATGCAACACTATTGTTTGATATAGTAGTCACAATGTTGATACCACCTGCACCAGAGAAACTAGCACTACCAGTAACATCACCGCTAAGTTGAATAGTTACCGCAGCATCTAAGCTCTGTGCAGTAGTTGCAGTACCTTGGAATCTGTTCGCATAGACATTAACGTATCGCTTGCCATTTTCACCAATGTCGTATGTTAAGTTAGCACTAGGTTCTAACTTTTGAGTAACTAACGTACCTACCATAGTGTCGCCACTGGTATTGATATAGTTTAGGTTAGCCCATTGTCTGTTAACAGCATCTTTATCAGCTGCTGGATCGGCCATATTAACAATACGGTTGTCGCCCATCTTGATAGTATCGAGCATTTCTAAAACGCCGCCACGATCTAAGAATCCATTACCGATTGGACTGACACCTGCGGTAGTATTGTTTCTGTTTAGGCCTAATCTACTATTAACATATGTTTGTATAGCACGTTCAGTTGGAACGCTGTTATTACTGTTGCCGCCTAACGTACCGTCTACGCTAAACACCTGTACAAGAGTCTGCCCACGTTTAAAGCTAATGCCATCAACGTTAGTTAAACTAATCGGAGCACTGATACTCACAGTACCGCGACCTTGGTCTACGCTGAAGAACTTACCAACTTTAAAGTTACCGTCTTGGTCAGTAGTGGCATAGTATACACGACCTTTTCCTACCTCTTGAGTTTCTAATGCCGAGTCTGGAGGATTGCTTGGAGGGCCGTATAAATCGTTTGGATACTTACTGTCAGCATAGCCTCCTGTACCTACGTTCAACATGTCGTGTCCGGTAACACGCATTGTAGAAATACGTACAGTAATATCACCCGGTTGATTAGATGTAATACCTGCTTTTAATGCTGTAGCCAAAACTTGATGTTGTAATGTAGCACCATCACTAACTCTCTCAACAACAATTTCTCCCCATTCATTATAAGTTTCGTCGCTGTTAATATAATCTGTAATTTTATACAAATTACCTGCATGACCAAATATATAATAGTAAGGAGTACTTGCAGTTAATCCCGCACCTATCCTTGCCTGATCATCTGCGTCAAGGTCTACAACTTTGATCCTGTTATTACCAGTTTCGCCATCTGGGTAAGCTGTTACAGTAGCTGTGGCAGATCCTCCAGTAATCGTGATATTACTAACACTGGTTCCGGCGTAGCCTGCACCCTGATTAGTTAAAATAACTTTAAAAATTTGTCCACTGCTGTTAGCCTTGCCGTAACCAACTGCCTGTGTTCCGGAGAATGTTAGGCCAGTACTGTTAGGCCATGTCCATGTTCGGTCAACTCTAATCTGTGTAGAACTAGAATTAACCCAAGTTACATAAGTTGCAGCACCGTTAGGATCAGCACCACCAGATGTTAAAGTTACACGACTACCTATCATTATAGTGCCGCTTGCACCACTGATAGTAATTAAATCAGTATCTGTTGCAGTGCCATTAACTGATGCAGTTCCTGCGGTACTTGGTGCAGGAATTGTTGCAGTATAGTTTGTGGTAGTCGAACCAAATCCAGCACCGCCGCTGGTAATTGTTAATTTGCCTAAGCCTTGTCTGTATAAACCGTTACTCTCAGTCCACGGAGTTAGGTTAATATAGTTGTAAGGAGTATCACTTTCTGCAAGTGCAGTATCTCCGCCAAGGTCTGAATATTTTAATACACGATATACGTATGTTGGATCTTCGTCTAAAGTCAATACAGTACTAGGACGGCTTAATGTTGCTGCATTTACATCTAATAATTCTTGATTGTAGTATATGCGTAACGTGGCTTTCTCACCGTTTGCAATAGCTGCCCTTAGTCCCTGTCCTTGCCCGTCATCTAATGATAGAGAATACACGGTACTATCAAATGTATCTTGTACTGCACTCTTGACATTATAAAGGACAACAGTTCCACTATGGTTAACTTCAAGTTGACTTTGTGCAATAGGTGCATAAGACAACCCAGTTACATACAAGGTTGCATCTTCAGCTTTGTTTGTGTATGTGCCTGCTGCGGTAATTGTGGCAATCTGGCTAGTAGAACGTTTGTTTCTAACTGCAATTGGAACCTCTGTTGGATCGCTCCCCTCTGACTTAAGACCATTTAGACCGTAGGAAGTAGAACCAGCAATACTACGACATTGAGCACCATTTAAAGAATAGTACGCACTATAGCAGTAGTAAGTAAACATGGAAACGTTTTCTACTAAACCGCCGTTAGTTGCAAAAATACCGTAGCCTAAGTCGTTGATCTGTGTGAAGTCGTTAGCCAACATACTTCTATTACCAGCTGTGATTAATGTGATCTCGCTTGGTAAAGGATGTGCTGCGGTAACAATGAATCCAGGTTTAACTGTGGCCACATATGCTAACCCAGTACCAAATGTTACTGCCGGATCTGAATTATAGCCGCTGCCTGCTGTTCCAATAGTAATTGCAGTAATTGTACCATTGCCGTCTACACTGGCCACTGTTGCGGCAGCACTTGTACCACCGGAACTTGGGAAATTAATAACTGTGCCAACTGCGTATCCAACACCACCGTCGATAATTTCGTAACCAGTAATTGCACCTGAACTATTTCTAGTCCAACTAATTCGAGCACCACCAATAACAATATTTGGGCAACCTTGAGTAGTTCCGAACGTGAATAATCCGTTTGTATACCCTGATCCTGGGAAGGATACAGAAACACTAGATACATTACCCGAAACTCCAATCACCGCAGTACCTGTTGCATTTAGACCACCTGCCTGTGTCGGAGCACTGAATCTTACAGGTACTGTTCCTGCGTTAGCTTTAAATCCTGTAGCAATGTTTCCTGCATTAGTAATAGTGGCAATACCACCTGGACGTAACGGATTTAAGTTTAAACTACCTGTACCGTTTGTTGGATTAAAGTTACTAACAAAGCTGACTTCGTATGTAACACCGCTATGAACAAAGAAGCAAGGCACTTGGGGACGAATATATCCTTCACCAGGCACAACACTCGGACGTCCAATGCTGCCAGTAGTCAATGCTGAATTAATTCTTACTGGATAGCCTGTTCCTGATGCAGTAGTAATGCTAGCAGGAGTCATCTTAGTATTGCCGGAGAATCCGTCAATAAACATACCACCTGCAAATACGTGCCTGTTCTTGCTCTTAGAGAAGCTAGAAGCAGTTTGAGTATATGGGGACTTGGCAAGAATTTGACCGTCTGGGTCAAGTACTTTCATGAAGCCGCCGTGTCCTTGACAACTAATATATCGATTAATTGTTGCATCGTTCATCAAGAACACATCCATTTGATCGTTATACTTGGGAGGATTAAAATCAGGATCGTTGTTGACAATGCGTGAGCAGGCCTGCACTAAGTCTGCTAAGATTAAATCAGACCCACTACTAACTAGTGTACCACCAACTGGGTCAGTGAACACTTGATCTTCGACCGCTTGATAAGAAGTAACAGGTTGTTGATTCTTAATAATTCGTTGACCAATAGTGTTAATATAGTTAATAGCCGCAACAGTCTCTGCTAGTTGGGATCCTTTAACTACTGCAACATTTCGATAGCTATCGCCTGCATTAATAGTTCTATTATTTCCACCGTTAGTTAAATCGTATGCAATTGAATCAACAATAATACCGATGTCTCTTGCACATTTATCTTCATCAAATACAAAACTAGGGTATGTAGCATTTAGGAAGCCAATACATTCTGCTTTGATAAATTCTCGGTTGTCTAGTAGAATAGAACCGGCATTATTATAACCACCACTGTTAGTCTGAGTAGTTAATGTGTTAACTGGACGACTAGCATCTCTTAGGTAATGATATCCGTATTTGAACGGTTCATATATATGCCATGCACCGTAAGCAATAGTATTGCCTACTGTATAATTGTAAGCACTCTTTTCAAAATTAACTTCGTTCTGTGCTAGAGAAACTGCAAAAGTATTGCTACTTACGGCTCGAACTTCACCTTGTGCAGAAACTGCACCGGTAGTTTTGAAAATCTTTCCAATCCAATTGGTGCTAACAACTCCTGCATCTACAGTAACAGTAACAGTTTGTGTAACTGAGTCATTATCAGTTGAGCTGATAGTAATACCTGCTGCACTTGCATAATCAGTTGCAGTGTTTAATTGTGTTACAATAATACCGTCAATTTGGGCATCTCTAAAGAAGTATGTATTAGCCCATTTAGAACTACTAATACCTGGAAGTCTTGTACCTTCTAAAGGTGCAGGTTTAATAACACTTCGGCGGAATTCATCACCACGGATAGAACAGTTTTCCGGAACCTTAATTGGGTATTGATCGTTATGCTCACCCGACTCTACCATAATAGTAGATTGATTCTTGTTCTGTTTTTGGCCCCATTGTAGCTCTTCGTTTAATTCAAAGTCGGCAGCATAGACGTGCCACTTATCATAGTCAACAACATCGCCATTTTGTAATCCGAGACCATCTCTAAACTCAACAACAATAGTGTCTCTAACGTTTTGATCGTCGTCTAGTTCTTGAATAATTCGAGAAATATATCCATAGCTTATGACACCGTAACTAGAATTAGTGATGACAAATTTGTAACCAATCCAAAAATCTGGAATGTCAATGCTGTCTGCTACGTCTAATAAGAACGCTACTTCGGTAATTTCACCACCACTGGTTACATACGCATTATAGCTGAACGGCTCTGGTTCAACTGCCATACGATATGGTTTAGCGTAATCAACTGGAGTAATATCATAGTATTCATAGCCATTCACGTCATCGAGTGTAATAGCTTCAACTAGACCTACTGCTTCACTGCTTGCACCAATGATGTAGTTTCCTGGGAAAATACTTTTATTAATAAAGGGATCTGATCCAATATTAAAACTAGCTGGATCTAGTGTTAATCTTAAGCGGATACCAAAAGAGCTAGTGTCTAGCAATGTACTAGTGGTTATGTTAGTAACAACAGGATTTGCTGTGCCGTTACTCATCGAAACAGTTTTTTGGTACGGTCCTAGTACAATTTGACTTGCTGCAATAAATTGTTCTGCTGCTTCTGCGGCACGATTAACAGTTTTAAATGCATAGGCAAAGGCCCGCCCACGTTTATAGCTAGGTAAAGAATACTGATGATCGTCACCACTTAAACTAACAAAGAAGTTTTGGCGACTTGCAAAACCACTGTTGTCAACAAGTTCGTCAACATATCCTTTGTTAACAATGTGAGTAGAACTTGTAGGACTTACTAATAATTCAACATTATCCCGAATCGTACTCATTCCGTCATATATGCTCTCACTTACACTAGTGTTATCATATCTAGTAATACCGTCACGGTTAACAAAGTTCTCATAAACCCACTTACGACTAACTGCATCCCAATCTGCATGTGGACCTGTGTTATCCATGTTAATGATACTAAATGCATTCTCACCGCTGATGTCTGCTGCTAGTGTTGGATTCTTATCACTTGATAGGCTAGATGCAGTATTAACGATCCTGATTTCAGTTGAACTTGTAACAAAGTCAATGTTAATACCTGTGCCAGCTACTAAAATTTTATTAAGAAATTTATTACCTTCTGCGTTAACTTGTAAAATAGCATTGGGTCTTAATGTGCTAGGAGCTTCCTTTAGTCTTAAAAAGCTGAATCCAGCACCAAAACCTAACAATGTATAGATGTCTGTAAAGTTAGAGTTAACTTTCTGAAAAGCTGCATAGACGCTGTCGCCTGTTCCATCGTTTGGTTCGCTACCGATATTGATAATCTGTTGATTTAGTGGCATAATTTCCTCTGTACTACACCATATTTATTCTGGTAAAATTCTGTCAAAATAACAGCAGGTAGTATTCTACAAGTATTTATTTTAAGTTACTCAAAGGGTGTTAAATGAAATTCCTGTAATAGTAAATAAAGTATCGAGTTAATACTTTTAAGGAGATATCGATGTTTAAAACAATTAAAGAATTCTTCCTAGGCAAGCCAGTTGAAACACCGGCAGCACCCAAGGTTGAAGAAACAAAGCCTGTACATGCAAATGATGTGGTACTACAACCGGTAGTTGAGGAAGTGCAACCAGTAGTAGAAGCTAAGGTTGATCCGGTTTCAGTCGCATTAGATTTAGAACCAATGGATTTTGCAACCGCTACTACTCCGGTAACTGCTAAGACGCCGCGTAAACCACGTGCTCCTAAAGCTGTGGTTGCAACTCCGGCAAAAGCCACAAAGCCTAAAGCAGAAAAAACTGCACCAAAAAAGGTAGCAGTAATTAAAGCAAAGAAGGTAAAATAAAAAAGGGCTCCGAGAGCCCTTTTTTAATTGGTTAAACTGTAATCGTACAGTGTTTTAGAAGCTAGGTTTTTAGCTTTAGACTCGCACATAATGTCAAAGTCTTTTCTAAAAGTCAATGCCCAATCATTAACAGACTTGTTCCAATAGAAGTTGCTGTGTGCTCGCATCTTCTGTTTTTTGTAGCCGTTCTCTAGCAATAATGCATGATCAGGTAACGTAATTGGACAATGCCCTATTAACACATCTTCTCGGCTGACTGAATAATGAATAACAGGACGAACGCCACGCCACGATTCAATCACACGCTGACATCTATCGTCGGTGGCTTGAATGTAGTCTCCTGTACGGATCCAGTGGTGGTGTATATCAAGTACGAGGGCACAATGTTTTGCGAGTTCGATACTTGAGTCGATTCCCCAACAGTTTTCGTCGTTTTCGATTGTGATGCAGTTTCTTGCTTCTGGGGATAACTTTCCCAATGCGTCAATGATGCCTTCGGGGCCGCGTTTACCCGAGATGTGAACATTGATTTTAAGATCTTGGAAGGTCTTACCGAATCCCATCCAGCGGGCCATATCCACATGATATTCAAACTCCTCAATTGAACGTTCTACAATGCCGGGATTTTCACTAGCCAGCACAGTAAACTGACCAGGATGAAATGACAAGCGAACGTTATTAGTGCGAGCCAAAGCACCCACTTGGGCGAAGTGCTTTTCCGCATAAGCACGAACGTCTGGTAGACGCCAAAAGTAGCTATAATCAGGTTGGGTATAGACAGGAAGTATATCACTGCTAATACGTACCATTCGGAGAGATTCATCAAGTGTGCCTACTTTTTCTACTAGTTTGCGTACAGCTTCAATGTTGCCTTTCATTAGGTCCCACAGTTTTTCTTCTGCTACCTGTTGGCTTTGACGTTTGAGCCATGCCACAGTAGTAGAACCTGTGTTGTATTGTTTAGCATCGTCTGTAGGCTTAATACCGTCAATTTGTGCAGGATTATCAATCCATTTACATGCAAACCCAATCTTACCCATTTTATTCTTTCTTAGAAAGTGAAAAACCACTGTCGTTATAATCTTTCCAAACTAGTACATCACCGTAGTCCCACCCCATTTGAGCCAATAGATCAGGAGGGAAAGGCATCATTAATTTTCCAGGATGCTCCGGATCTCCCTCTAGAGTAACAACCTGGCTAGTATCAGTCATTTACTTGTTCTTTCCAAGTTGTAAAAAAGTTTTTGATTTTTGTATCTTCATCCCAAGAAGTACCATAGTCGTTGTCTTTATCGCACAACGCCAGTGCTTCTTCCTTAGTAACAACACGATGAGACACAATTTGTTCGCCGATATGTTCTTGGCTAAATTCTTTAGCTTCGTTCATTGTTACAGTATCTAATGCCCATAGAGTTTTATCTTTACCGTACTGGTCTACACCTACTGGCACTTCAACCATATAGCGTTCACGAAATGTGCTAACACATTCAACTAGCACCCATTGAGTTGGTTCTTTCTTTTTAAGTTCCCAAGAACCGTCTTTACGATCAATCCACTCTATCGTGTCCCCTTCTTTCCATCCTGCCTTCTCTAGCAGTTCTGGAGGGAACATTAGGATAGCATCTCCTGTTGCGGGATCTTCTTCTATATTAAGTGTCCAGTGTTTCTGTTCCATGATCTATTAATTTAACGGTTAGTACACGCATAGTTTTGAAACTACGCCATTCTTGTTTGTCTGTATCAAAAACCGGAACGGTTTCTAAATCTAGCAGACGGGTTTGATGATGTTCGCGAATTGCTTCACTAGGCATCCAATCTTTATGAAGCGTACACTTCATGACTCGAAGCTCGCCACTTACTTTAGTAAACTCAACTTCACAAACACCTTGATAGAGGATGTCTTTAATAACTTGATACTGTGTTTCCACAGGGTTAGAGGTACCTGCAAAGTCAATCACATTCTCACCTTTGAAAATTTATAGTTAACGTATACAAGAGCAAAGTTAACAAGTGCCCAAATGTAGTTACCGCGAGCAATACTATCAATGCCGGCAAAAGTCAGCCATCCAATAATAAACCAAGTAATTTGATCTTGATTATAAATGTACCAATTACGAAATGAATTCCACATAAACACCTTTCTAGTAATATCTTATTGTACAGGATTTATGTAGCATTGTCAATCACCAATGTCTAATAACACCAGCAATAATGAACAAATTGGTTATCATGTACACAGATACAATTAGTGTACGAATAAGGGCAATACGATCAGCTTCTCGATCAGTATCGCCCATTTTTTCACCTAGGGCCTTGGCCCAAAGTCTCCATACTTTACGCAAATAGATCTTCATTCCATTCACGATGACCTTCACGGAATGCCATGTTACTTTGGGTTTCACGTACTTCTACACGATAACACCAAAGACGTTTGCTTTCACCGTCACCCCACATGTCTGGAATGTAAACACCATTCACATACTTGTACAGCATATCGCTCAGTGCTTCGCAACCTAATGCTGGCAGTATTGTTAGCTTTGCTAACTTACGGCGTTCCATCTCTTTATAGAATTCTAGTTCTGGATCGTCGGCACTAACTAGGGTAGTGTGATCAAATTGATCTTCTAAGATTTTTTTAAGTTCTTTTAAGCCACCGTAGTCAGCCGCCCAATTACGAACGTCTAGGTCGTTAGTTCCAAAATAGAACTTCATTGAAAAACTGTATCCGTGATTTAGGTTACAGTGACTATCGGCTCTCCATTGGCGATATGCACATGGAAAAGCATCGTGATACTCTTTTGTCGAGGTG